AATAATCCAACAGTAACTATTACTGGTACATATACAACTGCAGCAGTTGTAGGTGCTATTACTATTAGTTCTTCTTCTATCACTGGAGTTACTCTTGTTGAAGCTGGTACTGGTTATACTAGTGCTCCAAACGTAACAATCGCTAATCCTCCAACTGGTACTCAAGCAGTTGCTACTGCAGTTTATGCTGCAAGTGCTGGTGTTAAGATCAACAATGGTTCTAACTACCTAGCAAGCTGGGCATCTGGTCAGGGTGTTGTTGGTGAATTTGCTGCAAGATATCCAGGTTCTAAAGGTAACTCTATCTCTGTAGCTTTCGCTGATGCTGATACATTTACTGGTTGGACAGCTACTATTGCTGGTTCTACTATTGACTGTGCTTCTCTGTTCGATGCTGCTCCATCTACATCTACTTGGGCAACAAGCCAAGGTGGTTCTAATGATGAGATGCATATCGTTGTTTTCGACAAAGATGGTGGTATCTCTGGTACTGCTGGTACTATCCTAGAAAAATTTGCATTTGTATCAAAAGCATCTGACGCTAGAAAATCTGATGGTACAAACAACTACTACAAGAGCGTAATCAATACTAACTCAGACTGGATCTGGTGGATGGATCATCCAACTGCTCTTACTAGCGTAACTGGTACAGTTAACTGGGGTACAGCTGCTGCAGGTTCAACATACAAATCATTAACTGCTTCTCAGTATCGTTCATTCACTGGCGGTGCAGATGATTGGGCTGTTACTGATGCTGCAAAACAAAATGCATATGCACTATTAGCAAACGCAGAACAGTATGACATTTCATTAGTTATGGCTGGTGATGCATCAACTACTGTTGCTACTTACGTTATTCAGTCTGTTGCAGAATCTCGTTTAGACTGCGTGGCTTTTGTTTCTCCACAGAATGTTTCTAGCGGTGATCCTATCATTGGTGCTAGTTCTACAGAACAAAATGCAATTATTGCATACCGTAACTCACTACCAAGCAGCTCATACGCTGTTATGGATTCTGGTTACAAATATCAATACGACCGCTACAATGACGTATACCGTTATGTTCCATTGAATGGTGACATTGCTGGTCTATGTGCTCGTACTGACTACAACAATGACCCATGGTTCTCTCCAGGTGGTTTGAATCGTGGACAAGTTAAGAATGTTGTTCGCTTAGCATTCAATCCAAATAAAACACAACGTGATATGTTGTACAAAGCTGGTGTTAACCCAGTTGTTTCATTCCCAGGAGAAGGTACTGTTCTTTATGGCGATAAAACACTATTGGCAAAACCAAGTGCGTTCGATCGTATCAATGTTCGTCGTCTATTCATCGTTCTTGAGAAGGCAGTTGCAACAGCAGCTAAATTCCAGTTGTTCGAATTTAACGACCCATTCACTCGTGCACAGTTCAAGAGTTTAGTAGAGCCATTCCTACGTGACGTACAAGGTCGTCGTGGTATTACTGATTTCGTTGTTAAGTGTGATGAGACAAACAATACAGGACAAGTTATCGACAGCAATGAATTTGTTGCAGATATCTTTGTTAAGCCAAATCGTTCTATCAACTATATTACTCTTAACTTCGTTGCTGCTCGTTCAAGCATTAGCTTTACCGAAATCGGTGCGTAATTAAGAATAAATAGAAAGAACACAAAGGAGAAATAAATGGCAAATATTGCTGACTTTAAAGCACAGATGATTGGGGGCGGTGCTCGCCCTAATCAGTTTCGTGTAGAACTAACATTTCCGTCATATGTTACTCTAGGTGTGGTTGCTGGACAAAGAGCACAATTCTTGTGTAAAGCAGCACAACTACCTGGATCTACAATTGAAAACATTCCTGTTCTGTATCGTGGACGTCCTGTTAACTTTGCTGGAGAGAGAACATTCCAACCATGGACTATCTCAATCTACAATGATACAACATTCGGTATCCGTAATTCATTAGAACAGTGGCAGTCTGGTATTCAAAACTATAATTCGACTACTGGTCGTGTTAACCCTACTGACTATCAGGTTGACTTGAATGTTCACCAATTGGATCGTAATGGTGCAATTATTAAGAGTTACAAATTCCACGATGCTTATCCAACTAGCATCTCTGCAGTTGGACTTGACTTTGAACAACAAAATGCAATTGAACAGTTTGATGTAGAGTTTACTTACAACTTCTTCACTTCAAACACTGGAGCTTCTGCTGGATTTGGTGTTAATGTTTCTATTGATACACCAATCGGCACTATCCCTGTTTAATAATTAACTGAGGTTTATATAATGCAGATTTTTGGGTTTGAAATAAAACGCAAGCAGGACTCGGATCTACCAAGTGTAGTTACTCCGAGTCCAGTCGAGACAGGCGCAACCGTAATAAACACTGGCGTGAATGCTGGTGGGCATTACGGTATGGTCATGGATCTCGAAGGTACAATTAAAAACGAGAATGATTTAATTCGTCGCTATCGTGAAGTATCGCAGTATAGTGATTGTGATGGTGCTATCGAAGACATTGTTAACGAAGCTATTGTTGCAGATGAAGCCAAACGTCCTATCGAAATTATGATGGATGAGGTTAAAGTATCATCTGGTATTAAAAAGAAAATAGAAGAAGAGTTTGATAATGTTTTAAAGCTACTACATTTTAATGATAGAGCACATGAAATCTTCCGCTCTTGGTATATTGATGGAAGATTATATTATCAAATTCTTATAGATCCAGCAAATGCCAAACAAGGTATTCAGGAACTAAGATATATTGATCCACGTAAGATTCGTAGGATCAAAAATATCATTAAAGAAAGAACTCCAAAGGGAGTTGAAGTTGTAAAGACTGTAGAAGAATACTACCTTTACAATGATAAAGGAATTACTGAGCAGACAACACAGGGTGTTAAATTGGCTCTTGATTCTGTAGTCTATGCACCATCTGGTTATGTAGACTCAAATACTGGTATGATGATGTCTTATCTTCATAAGGCAATCAAGCCAGTTAATCAATTGAAGATGATCGAAGATTCATTGGTCATCTATCGCATTAGCCGTGCGCCTGAACGTAGAATCTTTTATGTTGACGTGGGTAACTTACCCAAGCTAAAAGCTGAACAATACGTTAACGACATTATGAACAAGTTCCGTAATAAGATTGTTTATGATGCAACCACTGGTGAAACACGTGATGATCGTCGTCATCTATCAATGATGGAAGACTTCTGGATGCCACGTCGTGAAGGTGGTAAAGGTACTGAGATTACTACACTTCCAGGTGGTCAGAATCTCGGTGAAATTCAAGACATTGAATACTTCCAAGGTAAATTATACCATGCATTGAATGTTCCAATCTCTCGTTTGCAACAGCAACAAGGGTTCTCAATTGGTCGTTCAACAGAGATTAGCCGTGATGAAGTTAAGTTTAATAAATTTATCGTTAGACTTCGTAAGAAATTTGTTGTATTGATTTCAAATGCACTTCGTGTGCAGTTGGTTGCTAAGAACATTATTAGAGAAGACGAGTGGGAAGATATCGCTCATAATCTAAAGTATGATTTCTTAGAAGACAATCACTATAGCGAATTAAAAGATGCTGAGATTCTAACTGCACGTATGGCAACTCTACAACAGATTGATCCATTTGTTGGTAAGTACTATTCAATGCAATGGGTTCGTAAAAATATTCTGCGTCTTGACGACGATCAGATTGAAGAGATTGAAAAGCAGATTGACGATGAAGAACAACTTCATATGTCTAATGCTGAACAAGAAGGTATGCAACAAGGTATGCAACAGACTGCTGCTAATAACTATATGCAACAGAATATGATTCAACCTGAAGAAGAACAGCAACAACCTGCTAAAAAGAAACCCACATAATAGGAGATTTGAATGAGTGAAACAATTGACACATTAGTAAATGCTATCGCTGCTGGCGATGCACTTGAAACAGAAAATGCATTCTCTGCTGCAATGGCGCAGAAAGTATCTGCCAAACTAGAAGATATGAGAACACAAGTAGCACAAAGTATGTTTAAATCTCCAGAAGAAGAATCTGCAGAGTAATGAGATATCACCAGTTCAATAAATCAATCAAAGCGAATATCGTAGAACATATTCGCTGTTATGGTCATAACATTATGTTGAATGACCATAACGTAATATTGATCGATGGAAGTGAAACTAAATTTAAGACTTTAGAAGAAGCAAGACGTCACATTAAAGAAGAACATATTGCTAAAAAATTAGAACAAGAAGTATCAAAAGATTTATACGAAAATTTATCTGACAATACAGTTGCTCATATCATCAAAGAATACCATGATGTTAAAGTAACAGATACGCTAATAGAAAATTATATTAGTCTTGCTTCTTCTAAAATTTTTACTATAGACCCAGTTGTCCAAGAGATTAGAAAATTAAATAAACTCGACAACTTGGTTGAAAATAAACTACACTATGTGTTAAATGATGATTCAATTGTAGCAATTAGCGAGCGCACCCAAGCGTTCCTAAATAACTTATTACAAGATCAAACAGATATTATCGAGTACATGAGAGAGAGTAAAGAAAACTTCTTTTATGTGCTTGAACGAATAGAGGAATAAAATGGCAGTTGTTAAAACAATATTAAAAAATACTGCACAAGAAGCAGTTGTTAAAATCGCAGGCACTGCAGCAGCTGCAACTATTGATCTACAAACTGATATTTTAACAGCATCACAAGCATTAGATGGTGCTACACAGACAGTTAATATTGTTGGTGTTCAGTGGGTAGGTTTACCTAGTGCTACAATAACTATCACTAGAAATTCAGTTAACATATTAACACTTCCAGGTGGTGGCGCAGACTATATGGAATTTGCTGCAGGAAATGGTTTTGTTGATACAATTGAAAACACAAGCGATGTAGTTGTCACAATCGCTGGTGCAGAAGCACAATGTTATTTAATTTTACGCAAAGTTGGTGGTTATGCACCTAAGATCGAAACTGCACAATTCGGTGCACACGATGACGAATCTGTTGTAGGAAGCTAACATGAAACTAATTAGAGAAGTCTTCGATCAAACCAGCTTTGTAGTTGAATCAAAGCTAGGAAAAGGTAAAGAATATTTTATTGAAGGTGTATTCCTTCAATCTGAGCTACAGAATCGTAATGGTCGCATGTATCCAGAATCAATTATGGATAACGAAGTCGGTCGTTATATGAAAGAGTATGTTGAAAAAAATCGTGCTTATGGTGAGTTAGGTCATCCAGATACTCCATCAATTAATCTTGATCGTGTATCACACTTGATTACATCACTACGTAAAGAAGGCACTAACTATATCGGCAGAGCAAAAATTCTAGAAACACCAATGGGACAAATTGCACGTGGTCTATTAGATGGCGGAGCAAACCTTGGAGTATCTAGTCGAGCACTTGGTTCTTTGAAAGCAAATAACGAAGGTGTTCAAATTGTTCAAGACGATTTTATGCTGTCTACTGCAGCTGATATTGTTGCTGATCCTTCCGCACCTGATGCATTCGTTAGAGGTATCATGGAAAATAAAGAGTGGATATTTGTTGATGGAAAGTACGTGGAAAGACATATAGAAGAAGTTAAATCTCTAATCAAGAAAACTTCATCTCGTAATTTAGAGGAAGCCAAAGTACGTGCTTTCCAAAGTTTCCTGAGTAAAATCAGATAATTTATAAATAATTCAATAGAACTATCCAGTTATAGGAGAACACGATGTCAATCGAACAAAAAATTGCAGAACTATTAGCCGAATCTAAAAAGGCTAAACTACATGAAGAATTAGATGAAGAAGCTGGTGACAAGTCAGTAATTCGTCAGGGTAACGCTGTACCGAATGGTGGCGAAACACCTAATCCAGACAATGCACGTAACAACGTGCAAGACGAAAAAGAAGCTGAAGGTGGTACTTCTAAGAAGCCTAATGCTGCTACTGCATCTGCAGCAGCTGGTGACCAATCAGTTATTCGTCAAGGTAACACAGTTAAAGAAGATATGGCTGCACTATTTAATGGTGAAGACCTATCAGAAGAGTTTAAAGATAAAGCAACTACTATCTACGAAGCAGCAGTTATGGCTCGTGTTAAAGAAGAAGTTGCACGTATCGAAGAAGAATTCGAAGCTAAACTTGCCGAGCAAGTAGCACAGAATACAGAGGGACTTGTTGAACAGGTTGATGGATATCTCGGTTATATTGCCGAGCAGTGGATTGCACAGAATGAAATTGCCCTTGAGCGTGGTATGAAGTCAGAAATTCTTGAAGGATTTATTGGCGGATTGAAAGGTTTATTCGAAGAACACTATATTGACATTCCAGAAGAACGTCTTGACGTGTTAGGCGAAATGGAATCTAAGATCGAAGAACTTGAAGCAAAACTTAATGAACAACTATCAGCTAATGTTGAGATGAATAAAACCATCGCAGAACAAAAGCGTAGTGATATCGTTAAGACAGTAAGCGAAGGTTTGACAGATACTGAAACTGAAAAGTTTAATAATCTTGTTGAAGAACTTTCTTACGAAGATGCTGAATCTTTTGAGACAAAAGTTAAGACTATCCGTGAAAATTATTTCACAACCAAAGTTGCTTCAGGTGTTAAATCTGTAGTCACAGATGCTCCAGTAGAAAACTTGACAGAAGAAGTATCAAAGAAAGTTGATCCTACTATGTCAGCTTATCTAACAGCACTCAACAAAAATAAATAAAGGAAATTAAAATGCAACAAAATCGCCAAGATTTAGTTAAAAAGTGGGCTCCGATCCTAGAACATGAAGGATCTGCTCCAATTAAGAACAACTACATTAAAGAAGTTACAGCTGTTCTTCTAGAAAACCAAGAACGTGAACTACGTCGTGGTCACGAAGCAATGGGTGAGTTGAACGAAACAGCACCAACAAACTCTGTTGGTTCATATCCAGACACAAACGGTATGGCTAAGTTTGATCCAGTATTGATCAGCTTGGTTCGTCGTGCAATGCCACAACTTATCGCTTATGATGTTGCTGGTGTTCAACCAATGACTCAACCTACTGGTTTGATTTTCGCAATGAAATCACGTTACAGCACTATGGGTGGTACTGAAGCACTTTTCAACGAAGCTGATTCAGACTTCTCTGGTACTGGTACTCATGCTGGTTCTAACCCAGTTAGCGGTACTTTCACTACTGGTACTGGTCTTGCTACTTCTGATGGTGAACGTCTAGGTCAAGGTGGCCAAGGTGATGGTTCATTCGGTCAAATGGCATTCAGCATCGAAAAGACTTCTGTTACTGCTAAGACTCGTGCATTGAAAGCAGAATACTCAATCGAACTAGCACAAGATATGAAATCAGTTCATGGTCTTGACGCTGAAGGCGAATTGAGCAACATTCTTTCAACAGAGATTCTTGCTGAAATCAATCGTGAAGTTATTCGTACTCTTTACGTTACTGCAAAACCTGGTGCTGCAATCGGTACAGCTACTGCTGGTACTTTCGACTTGGACGTTGACTCTAATGGTCGTTGGTCTGTTGAAAAATTCAAAGGCTTGATGTTCCAAATCGAACGTGAAGCAAATGCGATTGGTCAACAAACTCGTCGTGGTCGTGGTAACTTCATCATCACTTCAGCTGACGTAGCGTCTGCTCTAGCGATGGCTGGTGTTCTTGACTACACTCCTGCTCTACAAGGTAACAGTGCATTGAACATCGATGACACTTCTACTACTTTTGCTGGTGTTCTAAATGGCAAGTACAAAGTTTATGTTGATCCATATTCTGCAAACGTATCTGCTAACCAGTTCTTCGTAGTTGGTTACAAAGGTCAGTCAGCATTTGATGCTGGTCTATTCTACTGCCCATACGTTCCATTACAAATGGTTCGTGCAGTTGATCCTAACAGCTTCCAACCAAAAATTGGCTTCAAGACTCGTTATGGTCTAGTTGCTAACCCATTCGTTGCATTGGATGGTACTGGTGGCTTGACAGCTGACGAAAACTACTACTACCGTCGTGTTAAAGTTACTAACTTGATGTAATCAAGAGTAATAAACCGACGCTAAGAAGCGGTGTTTTAAGGGAGACAGAAATGTCTCCCTTTTTTATTTGACTAAATAATTGTATGGCTAATACACTTTCTTGTCCTATCCCAAACAACATAACTCCATTATCACCTAATGGGTTCATGTTCAGCATCAGCAAATTGCCTGATATGTCTTACTTTTGCCAACAGGTAAATCTTCCTGGAATTACATTGGGAGCACCAGAGTTTGGTAATCCATTTAATACTCAACCAATTCCAGGTGAGACATTAACATATGATCAACTGACTGTTCAGTTTTTAGTTGATTCTGACATGGCTAACTACAAAGCAATCTATAACTGGATTGTTGCTCTTGGATTTCCTCAGAGTTATGATCAATACATAACCTTTGTAAATCAAGATCAGCGTGGTGCTTTAGCAGAGTTAGCAAGAAACTATTCTGACGCAACATTGCAGATTCTTTCTGGAACTAATGTTCCATCACAGATCGTGCAATTCAATGACTTGTTTCCAGTTTCGATAGACTCAATTGTATTTGAATCTACGAACCAAGACGTGCAATATGTAGTAGGCAATGCTACATTCAGATACGGTTATTACAAATTCTTGTAAGACAAATTTGATTTTTTTGTAAGTTTACTGTATAATGCGGTAAACAAATATGAGGATATTATGAACATTGAACAACTCCAAGATTTATGGGATGCAGACTGTGCCATCGATGATAACTATCTCGGTGAGCAATCTACTGCTACTCCAAAACTCCATGCAAAGTATGTTAAACTTCTTGTGCAAGTTAAACTAAAACATACAAAACTCCAATCAGACTACAATCTTCTTCGCAAGAATAAGTTTCGCTACTATCGTGGTGAACTATCACGTGATGAATTAAACGATCTTGGTTGGGCGCAATGGCAGGGTGTTAAACCATTAAAGAATGAGATGGATGAATTCCTGTCAGGAGATTCTGATCTAAATACTTTAAGAGTAAAGATTGATTATCTTGAAACAATGATATATTTTCTAGAGTCCATTATGCAGCAAATTAAAGCCAGAGATTGGCAAATTAAAACTGCTGTTGAATGGAAAAAATTCTTAGCTGGGATGTGATGTTAACTGTTGAAAAATTAGATGAAGTTTATATGAGAGTGTTTGGAGATCCTAGTATTGAACAGGAACTCGCAGACTTCTTTACATATGAATATCCTGGAGCTAGATTCACTCCACAATACAAAGCTAGATTGTGGGATGGTAAGGTTCGCTTATATGACCAAGTAAGAAAAACTCTTTACATTGGTCTGCTTGATTATGTTGAAAAGTTTTGTGAACGTAATGGATATGAACTAACACACAAATCTGATTTCAATACAACAAATGGTATCAGCGAAGAACTTGTTGAGAAATTTGTTCGTGGTTTAAACCTACCAGACAAAATTGAAATTCGTGATTATCAAATTGATGCAATAACTACTGCTCTTGATAAAGAACGAACACTCCTACTATCTCCAACAGCATCTGGTAAATCATTCATCATCTATTCTATTCTTCGCTGGCATGTAAGGGCTGGAAGAAAATGCATCATCGTAGTGCCAACTACATCTCTTGTTGAACAACTCCATGCAGACTTTGTAGACTACTCATCTATTAATGGATGGGATGTTGGTACACATTGCCAAAAACTTTACAGTGGATTCACTAAACAACTCAACAGTGATATTCTTATTACTACATGGCAGTCAATTTATCTGCAACCAAAGTCATGGTTCAAACAATTTGATTGTATCATAGGCGATGAGGCACATCAGTTTAAAGCTAAGTCTTTAATCGGTGTCATGGAAAAGATGGACAATGTTCGTTATCGTATAGGTACAACAGGTACTCTTGACAATAAAAAGATACATCGTTTAGTTCTTGAAGGTGTATTCGGAATGGTGCATAGAGTCACCACCACCAAAGCATTGATGGACTCAGGAAGATTATCTTCACTAAATATAATGTCTATCATTCTTAAATACAATGAAGACATACGTAAAGAACGTAAGAACAAAACTTACCAAGAAGAGATGGATTGGTTAGTCGCCAACGAAAAGCGTAATAAATTTATACGCAATCTAGCAATAAAATCCGATGGTAATACTTTGGTCTTGTTCCAGTATGTTGAGAAGCATGGGAAATTATTGTATGAGCTTATCAAAGAGAAAGCGCACTCTGAGAGAAAAGTATTTTTCGTCTACGGGGGAACTGACACCACTGATCGTGAAGCCATTAGGCATATCACCGAGGGAGAGTCAGATGCTATCATTATTGCATCGTATGGAACTTTTTCCACTGGTATTAATATACCTTCGCTTGAGAATGTTATTTTTGCGTCGCCAACCAAAAGCAAAATCCGCAACCTACAATCGATAGGTCGTGGTTTAAGATTGAAGAGTGGTAAGACGCATTGTAATCTTTTTGATATTGCCGATGACTTGCATTGGAAGTCATGGAAGAATCATACGTTGAATCATGCAGCTGAACGCTACAAGACGTATGCCGAAGAAGAATTTACAATTAAAATAGTAGAGGTAGATTTATGCTAACAGGCAATGAACTTTATGTTGTTATGAAATTAGTAAGTGGTGAGAATATCATGGCTGTTTTAAAATCTGAAGATGAAGACTTTATTGAAGTTGAATCTCCAATGTGCATTAGAACTATCCCAGTAATAGAAACAGGTAGAGAACACATCACTGCATCTCCTCTCTGCCAGTTTGCAGAAGATTCGTCTTCTTATATTTTAGATAAAAAGAATCTAATGTTTGTGAAGAAGATGCATCATCTATTCATTCCCCACTATCAAAAGATTGTTGCAGACCATGAGGAAGTTGGTTTGAATATTGAACCACGCATTCGTAAGAATAATAAAGTCATGGAAGAGAGCAGACCTGCAGAAGAAGACTTTTTGTTTGTTATCGAAGGAAACGATACAATCAACTAATCTATCTCATCAACCACAGACACTGTGGATTATACCAGAGTTCAAGTCGCAAGACAAGTTTATTTTTGCAATAAAATGATATTTGCTTTTTTATAGCAGTTGATGTATACTTATGCTATATTGAATTATAGAGGAACTCCAATCGCATGGCCACCCATTATGTTAACAACGCAGACTTCTTAGTTGCGATATCCGAGTATCGAAGACAAGTACACGAAGCAAAAGAGAAAAACCTTCCAAAGCCAATCATCAGTAACTACATTGGCGAGTGCATCTTAAAGATCGCTACACACCTCTCTTACAAACCCAATTTTATAAATTACTCCTATCGAGATGATATGATTCTCGATGGAATAGAAAACTGCATTCAATATATTGATAACTTTGATCCAGCCAAGTCGAACAATCCTTTCTCTTACTTCACACAGATTATCTACTATGCATTTTTAAGACGCATAGCAAAAGAAAAGAAACAAACTTACATTAAAGGTAAGTTGTTACAGAATATGCCATTCGAGGCATTCGAACTTCAAGACCATGAAGACGATAGAGATTTTCACAATGCATACTTAGAGTTTATGCAAAACAATAGTAACTTTGATGACTTCATTGAACGTAAGAAAGAAGCCAAGAAAAAGAAAACACAAACGAACTTAGATGAGTTTATTGAATTGGAAGATGATATAATGATGAAAGACGATGATAATGGCGAGATCCTTTAACTTTTCTGAGTTTCTTAGAACGCATGGTGTAAAATCAAGACCAGTAAGGTCAAGAACATCACGTTCTCCAATAAAGAAAAATAAACAAAGTAGACGTACTATAAAAAGGTTTACGTGGGATGCAACAGATGGTCAATTTAACTTGAATAAAATTATGGAAAACGATAAAATCTTTTTAGGTGTTAGTGATTTAGATGATTTGGTAATCTCTGAGATTCTTAAGAATCGAATCGACTCAGGTAAGAAAACAGTACATCGTGAGACAACTGTTCTCTGCAATCGTGCAAAGTGGGCTGAATGGGCAGAGCAGAACTACAATGATTACCTTTATGTGCAGGGTAATTCATCGAATGGTTTTATCATCGAAGAAGAAACATTGAACTATATTAAGTTTGATGTTAACTCAAACTCAACTACTGTTCGTGCAGTTGGTGATGTAGACTTCTGTGACGATATGGTTGAGATCATTGAGAACAATTTTGATGTTGTTACATCATATATCGAGTGGGTGTATTCTTCTGATGGTGCTTCTTGTAATGTACCATTGAATCGTGATCGTCTGCCAGTTGCAGAAATGTATCCATTCCTTAAAGGTGAAACACTGGAATCATATTACGATCGTTATATGGCATCATCAGCAAACATTCTGTTGTTGATTGGACCACCTGGAACTGGTAAGACTACATTCATTCGTGGTCTACTTGCACATACAAGTTCATCTGCCATCGTTACATACGATGCACAGATTCTTGAGAAAGATGGATTCTTTGCTCGCTTCATTGAAGATGAATCTAACATTATGGTTCTTGAAGACAGCGATGCATTCTTAAAATCACGTAATGATGGTAACACAATGATGCACCGATTCTTAAATGTTGGTGATGGTCTTGTGACTACCAAAGGAAAGAAGATGGTCTTCTCTACCAATCTTCCAAGTATTCGTGATATTGATTCTGCGCTGGTTCGTCCAGGACGTTGTTTTGATATCATTACATTTGATACACTGACAGTGCAGCAAGCGAATGTTCTTGCTAATAAATTGGAAGTTACACTTCCAGCTAAACCACGTGGTAAAGAAATGGAAAATTATTCTATTGCTGATGTATTCAATCAGCAAACACATAAACCAAAAGAAAGAAAGTTGGGGTTTATCTAATGGGTGCTGGTCCAAAATTTCAAATCAATATGATACATGGTGTTTCTTTGGGAATTTATATCGATACATTCCCACATAAATTGTCAATCACGATATCATTAATTAAATGGAACATTTATTTCGGTTTCGGTAAAGGGTATGACGAACTATGAAGGTAGCGATTATTACAGACCAGCACTTTGGTGCTCGTAATGATAGTATAGCATTCTTAGATTTCTATCAAAAATTCTATGACAATACCTTCTTTCCTACTATTGATGCATCTGGGATTGACACTGTTCTTATTCTTGGTGATACTTTTGATAGACGCAAGTATGTTAATTTCTATTCTCTGCAACGAGCAAAACAAATGTTCTTTGATAGATTGGAAGAGCGTGGCATTCGTGTTCATATGCTGGCTGGCAATCATGACACTTACTATAAAAACACCAATGATGTAAATTCACCAGACTTACTTCTTACTGAGTATGGTAACATCGATGTGATTGACTCTCCAGAGAATATTGTTATTGATGGTACAAAGATTTGTATGATGCCTTGGATCTGTCCTGATAACTATACACAAAGTATAGATCATATGAAGAATACAGATGCTGAGATCTGTATGGGTCATTTTGAAATCAATGGGTTCGCTATGTATAGAGGAATGGAATCTCATGAAGGATTGGCTAAAGAAACATTCGATAAATTTGATATGGTTTTTAGTGGGCATTACCATCACAAAAGTGACGATGGACATATCTACTATCTCGGAAATCCCTATGAACTCACTTGGCAAGACTACAATGATACCAGAGGGTTTCACTTGTTTGACCTTGCAACAAGAAACCTCGAATTCATTGGAAACCCATACACTATGTTTGCCCGAGTCGAGTACAACGACAAAGAAGTTGAGCCCATCAATTTAGATTCACTTGATTTAAAAGATATGTATGTTAAGTTGATTGTTGTTAACAAAACAGACTTCTACAAGTTTGATAAATTCATACAGAAATTGTATAGCAAAGGATGCCATGAGATTAAAATTATTGAGGATCTCTCTGAGTTTGAAGATGGAGAGATTGGTGAGGAAATTAATCTTGAAGACACACTATCTGTCCTATCGAATTATGTTGATTCGATCAACACTGATGTTGATAAGGAACAGATCAAAACCTATATGAGAACATTGTACACTGAAGCAGTGAATATTGAGGTAGTTTAATGATTGTATTTAAAAGCGTAACTTGGAAAAACTTTTTATCTACTGGCAACTCTCCAAACAAAGTCCTATTAAACAAATCACAAACCACTCTTATCATCGGTAAGAATGGTGAAGGTAAGAGCACAATCTTAGATGCATTGTGCTTTTCGTTATTTGGAAAACCATTTAGAAACATCAACAAAGGACAGTTGGTTAACTCGATCAATGGTAAGGGTTGTATTGTTGAAATTGAATTCTCTATCAATTCCAAAGAGTATAGAATTGTTCGTGGTATCAAACCAAACATCTTTGAGATCTATGTCAACGATGAACTGATCAATCAGGATGCAGCTTCACGTGACTATCAAAAGGTTCTTGAACAACAGATTCTTAAGTTGAACTACAAGACATTCACTCAGGTAGTTATTCTTGGCTCTGCTTCTTTCGTTCCATTTATGCAACTACCTTCGTCACAACGACGTGATGTCATCGAAGACATTCTTGATATCAGAATCTTCTCTACAATGAATCAGTTACTCAAGGAAAAGATCAACGACACGAAAGATACTATCTCTCGTATCGAACAAGAAATAAATCTAGCCAAGAGTCTAGTTGATAGTCAGACTACATTGATCAAGACTATGACTGATGCTAAGACTGATACGATTAAATCACTACTTACCAAGATTGATGATAACAACAAAGAAATTCTAGACTCTCAAGTATCAGTTGGTTCTCTTATTTCTGACATTGATTTTCTTTCCAAAGCTACTGAAGAGAAGCCATCTATTGATGCACAGATTGAACAGGCAAAATCTATCAAGAGTAAGATCAATGCCAAACTAGAACACTGTCATCAACACCATGAGTTTTTCGAAGAGAATGCAACCTGTCCATCTTGTTCACAGGATATCTCAGAAGACCATAAGAATAAAGTTATCACTGATTTGAATACAAAGATCGATGAGAACAATCTTCGAATTGAGGAACTTGAATCCATTCTTAGTAAGTTAACGCTAGACCTGAACAACATTAACAATGTTCAAAATCAAATCACTCAAAAGAACATCGAACTATCTACGATGAACAATAAAATCAGTCTGTTGAATCGAATGAATTCTAACCTACAGACCGAGATTGATTTATCCAAAGCAGATACAACCAATGTCGATGAAGAGAAACGCAAACTAAAAGATCTAGCCAAAGAAGCTATTGGAAAGATTGAACAGAAAACTTCTCTGCAAGAGCAACGCAATCTCGAAGAAGTTGCTAATATTCTATTGAAAGATACTGGCATCAAGACAGCAATCATTCGTGAGTATCTTCCAGTGATGAACAAGTTGATCAATAAGTATCTCCAAGCAATGGATGCTTACATTCACTTCGAACTTGATGAAGCATTCAATGAACATGTGAAGTCTCGTTTCCGAGATGACTTTACATATGCAAGTTTCTCTGAAGGTGAGAAGATGCGTATCGACTTGTCAATCCTATTCACATGGAGACAGATCGCAAAGATGAAGAACTCAGTGAACACAAACCTGTTGTTGCTTGATGAGATCTTTGATTCATCTTTGGATACAGCTGGAACTGATTACTTCTTGAATCTGATGAACCAATTTGGAGAGAACACCAACATCTTCGTTATCTCCCACAAAGGTGATCAGTTGTTTGACAAATTCCGCAGTGTCATTAAATTCGAGAAACGCAATGACTTCTCTGTTATTGCAACTCCCTAGCCCTCCGTAACCTGTTGATTTTACAGGGAAAAATAACACTTGCCTTTTATTCAGGCATGGTGTATAATAACGTATAAATTATGGAGATTGTTATGAAAAACCAGTGGAGTGAATTCAGTGACTTTGAGTTGGCGTGTTTATATGATGACTATGGTTTCACTGTTGAACCTGATGATGTCGAAAGTATCCTCCCTTTAAAATTGAAAGATCGTGCTCGGATGGAGAAGTTTTTGACTGAGTATGAATTGGCTGAAGCATTTGGAGAGTAATATGGAAACTACAGCATCAGATTTATCTGCACGTCTTCTTGCGACTGAAAACCTTTCAGTTATTCGTGCACGCACACAAACAGCATCGTTTGACATCAAGTCACGTGTGCTAACTTTACCTTTGTGGAAAGACATGACTCCAGAGATTGAGGACATGTTGATTGGTCACGAAGTCGGTCATGCACTTTACACTGGTGAAGAATATCTAAAACCAATTCAAGACAACGTGAAGATGATGTCATATCTGAACATTGTCGAGGATGTACGCATCGAGAAATTGATGAAGCGTAGATATCCTGGTCTGCGTAAGCGCATGAATGAAGGTTACAAACAACTGAACGATCGTGACTTCTTTGGTGTTAAACAAGTCCAAACATTCGATGACTTGTTGCTCATCGACAAAATCAATCTGTATTTCAAAGCTGGTTTCCAGTGTGGTGTTACATTCACACCTGAAGAAAAACAATTTGTCAATCGTGCTGAACGTGTTGAAACTATCGAAGAAGTAATTCAACTTGCCAATGACATCTATGCTTTTTCTAAAGAGCAGATGGAAGAACGTAAGAAGCGCATCAAACAAGACCCCACTGACCAAGTGGAAGAAGATGAGAATGAAGATGATGATCCTGATGGTGGTGGTGAATACGATGATTTTGATAATGGTAATGAACAAGACATTGATGAAGACTCAGATGATGGTCAGGCTGCTAAACCACAAAAAGAACAGAATGGAAATTCTAAGTCTAAAAAACATACCAATAACGAAGTCTCTGATTCAGACTTAGAGTCTAAGACTGAACGTAATTTCTCCAAGAAACTTGAAGACTTAGCTGACACAAGTACTGTATACGAATATTGGAAATTTGATAAGAATTATTTTAAAGATCCAATCATCGGTTACAAACGTATTCTGAGTGAGACACTGACTCCAGAAGCATGGTATGCCACAGATGCATACGATCGTTACACACGTAATATGGATACACAGCAACGTGCTGATTATGCTAAAAGACAACTCGCTGAGTACACCAAATTCAAGACTGAATCTTCCAGCACTGTGAACTATTTGGTCAAAGAATTTGAGATGAAGAAGTCTGCTCAGACTTACAAACGTGCTCAGGTTTCTAAAATTGGTTCATTGGATATGGCTAAAATCTATTCCTACAAACTGAAAGATGACTTGTTCAAACGTGTCACTATGTTGCCACAGGGTAAAAACCATGGCATGATTATGCTCGTGGACTGGTCTGGTTCAATGAATGATGTTCTGATTGATACATTGAAACAGGTTATTAACTTGGCTATGTTCTGCAATCGTACACAGATTCCATATCGTGTGTTTGCATTCACTAATGGTTATAATAATAAAGATATTACTGATAGCCAAACAGAGTATGAAAAATATAATGCATGGATGCGCACCAAGACTGGCGAGAATCTACTCAACAACGCAACTTCAAAATTCAATTTGTTGGAACTCTTCTCTAGCAAGATGACGACTAGCGAATTCAACATGATGGCTAAACGTGTGATTCACTATTCATTCCAGATGAATGATCAATATAGCACTAGCAGCACTCCATTGAATGAGGCTTTGGTATGGTGTTATCAAAATATTGGAACATATATGAAGAATAACAACATTGAGAAAATGACTTTTATTACATTGACTGATGGTGATGGCCAGAGTTTGTATGGTATTAATGGTAGAATGGGTGAATGGACTTATGAAGAAAATAGCCACAAACGTCTTAAGGTGAAGAACTTCATCAAAGATGAAGTGACTCAGAAAACATATGAATTGTCATCTCAAGGTGCTCCGCAAACTGAAATGATTCTTCGTATGATTAAAGATCGCTATGGTATCTCAGTTGTTGGATTTCATATTTGTGGTAGTGGTCGTCGTGAGTTGGACACTGTGATGAATTGCAATCTACCTTCGTATGCTGGTGATCGCTACAGCCTTATCGAAAATTGGAGAGCAGAGTTTAGGAAAGAGGGATTCGTTTCATTAAAGAATACTGGACGTGACGAATTGTTCTTAATCACTAAACATTCTACCAAGATTGAAGAAGGTGAGTTGGAAACGAATGCCGATATGAATGCAAGAGCAATTGCAAAGAACTTCGGTAAGTATCTCAATGTCAAGAAGACTAGCCGTGTGCTTCTCAACCGATTCGTGACTCTTGTTGCGTAAGTTGTTGATTTTACAACGTAAAATAGTTGTTGACATTAATTTGTGTTTGATGTAAAATAAGGTTTTTATTATGGAGAATGTGATGGCAAAATCCGATATGGTGTTTCGTGGTATGTTTGAAGCTAAAATGTACGAACTGTTTCCTGAAGTTTCACAGAAAGGTGTGGTGTCACGACCACAGTTGCTGGAAACGATGGCACATATGAATACGGAGAAGTATCCTACATGGCTTATGAAGACCAAAGCTGGTCGTGGTCTGTACGCTATTGAAGGTGGCACACCAGTTGACTTTCCGACTGCAGGTAACACTGCACTCAAACCTAAAAAACAAGAGTCTTTTATGGTGAACTATAATGATACAGATGCATTGATTCCTGCCAAGGATTCTAATTTTGTTCCATTCGGCAACTACACTGATTTGGAAAGCATCATCAAGTCACGTATCTTCTATCCTGCCTACATTTCTGGTCCAACTGGGAACGGTAAATCTACGATGGTTGAACAAATTTGTGCCAAACACAAACGTCCTTTGATTCGTGTTAACCTTAACATGATGACTGACGAAGATCAATTGATTGGTTCGAAGACTCTTGAAGATGGTAATGTTAAAGTAGTCGAAGGTCCAGTGCTCATCGCTATGCGTACTGGTACAACTCTGCTGCTAGACGAAATTGATGCTGGCTCTGCAAACACTTTGCTTTGCTTGCAACCAATTTTGGAAGGTAAGCCATATTACTTCAAGTTGAAGAATGAGATGATCATTCCTGCAGAGGGTTTTAACATCCTTGCCACTGCCAACACTAAGGGTAAGGGTTCAGACGATGGTCGTTACATCGGTACAAACGTATTGAACGAAGCATTCTTGGAACGATTTGCTGTTACCTTCAACCAAGAATATCCTTCTTCAAAAGTTGAAGTGAAGATTATCAAGAATCTTATGCAGACATATTCATGCGTTGATGAAGAGTTTGCAGAGACACTCGTGAAGTGGGCTGATGCAATTCGTCGCACTTTCGAGGATGGTGGTGTGGACGAAACAATTACGACTCGTCGTATGATCCACATTGTTCGAGCATTTGCGATTTTCAAAGATCGTGTTAAGGCTGTTGAACTCTGCTGCAATCGTTTCGATGTGGCAACCAAGACTGCCTTTATCGACCTGTACGACAAAGTTGCAAGTCCTGCTCCCGAAGTAGTACCCGAGACTATAAAGCCTGTAAGTCCAGAGGATGAGATCCCCTTCTAAGTTGTTGATTTTACAGGGAAAAATAAATGCTTGACATTTATGTAATCTTGCGGTATAATATGTGTTCTGTTGTGAAATTTTGTGAAACTTTAAAAGGAAAATGATTATGTTAAAATTTGCAAACCTGTCCCTCGCCCAAAAGCGTTTTGTGGTAGCTGTTATTGAATCCAATAAACAGTACAAGAAAGATCCACAAATTACGTTGAAGGAATGTGCCTCAATCTATTACACTCTGCGTGATCAACGTGCTGGTGTTAAGAATGAGAAGATCGGTTATCCCAACTGGTTGTTCAACAAGAACAAAGTTGAGCGTGGTGTGTATCAATTACCCATCCCGACTGATGCAGAACTTTCTGCATACAAACAGGAACTGACTGCCAAGTTGAATCCTGTTGTTAAAGCTAAAGCTAAGGTTGCGAAACTTGCTAAAGCTAAGACTGTGGTTGTTAAATCTAAGCCAGCAGTCAAAGCCAAAGCAACTGAAGATGCATTGGAGACTAATCGTCTACAACGAATCATCGAGGAATCAGTTTCTCATGACGAAGATGTAGAAGACTTCAATCAGATTCTGCGTGACAATGGTATCGAAGTATAAGTTATAATTTTACCCAGTCATTCAGAGGTTAGCCATCCCTCTGAATGACTTTTTTTATTTGATGGTTTATAATAATGGAGTTAATATGTCTAAACAAGAAATGCTTTTGAATCAATTGAGTCGTGGTAAATCTTTTACTGCAAAACAGATCAAGTCATCTTTCGGTATTGCACATCCAGCAAGTGCAATTCGTAACCTACGTGAGCAAGGTTATTGCGTTTACTCTAATGCATCTAAATTGCATGATGGTACACCAACTACTAAGTACCGTATCGGTGTTGCAAGCAAGCGTATCGTTCGTCTTGCAAACGCTATCGCTGGTGCATCTGCATTCACTGCACAACGTAGCTAAGAGAAATTATGGCTACCGATAAGAAGCAGAATGATGTTGTAAAGGCATCTCAGACAGCAACTACTGGTGGTCGTAAATTTGATGGTGGCAAACTGCAGTATGGTTTGCTGCCACCACTTGCTTTGAAGGCAACAGTAGAGATACTTACTTTTGGAGCAGAGAAATACGAACCAGATAACTGGAAAGTTGTACCTGATGCTAAACGAAGATATTACGATGCCTTGCAGAGACATCTGTGGGAATGGAAAGAGGGAGAGCAAAACGATCCCGAAACTGGAAAGAATCACTTGGCACATGCAATGTGTTGCCTGATGTTTCTTTATGAGCATGATGTGAAGTATTCGAAGGAATAAAATGATTCGTTTATGGTTATTGTTTGCTATTCTGTTTGCTGGATTCTATTTTGTAATCCCTGCTTTCAGAAAACTGAATGGGCATGAGAAGTGGGATTTAATTAAGATCCTTTCATTTAGTTTGTTATGTTCGCTATTGACACTTGGTGTTATGGTTGCTTTTGTTGTTTTATTTTAAGGATTTGATATGAAAAGTGTTTTGAAAATTTCTGCCATCGTTGCATCCATGGCACTGGCTACTGGTTGTACTCGTATCGAGACTGGTGAAGTTGGTGTTCGTGTTGGATTTGACAAGCAGGTTCAGTCAGGCGAATTGCTTCCAGGATCGTTCAATCAGGTATTAATTGGTGATGTTTTGACATTCCCGATTAAAGATGTTAATGTCACATTGGAGAATATGACCCCAGTGGCCAAGGACAACTCAACTATGAAAGATTTGGATGCTGTAGTTGTTTACAACATTAACCCACAAAGTGTAGCAGAATTGTACTCAACTAAGAATAAGGCATTCCATGCTGATTTTCGTGGTGACACTTATGTGATGTACAACTACATTGTACAGAATGCTCGTAATGCGATTTATAAATCTGCTCGTAAATATGAAGCATTGGATATGGCAGATAACCGAAGCGACATGGAGAAGTTTATTCAAGAAGAGATCCAAAAGAATCTAGCAGAAGAAAAGTTGGATGGATCTATTACAATTAGCCAAGTGCTGATTCGTAATGTTGTTCCAGCTGATAGCGTTGTTGAATCTGCTAATGCATTGGTTCGTTCTAAGAATGAATTGAAGCAGAAGGAAGTTGAAGTCAAAACTGCCGAAGCAGAAAGTCGTCGTATGGCAGCATTGGCAAATAACTCTGGTGCATCTATTCAGTTTATGCAAGCACAGGCTATGTTGAATATCTCAGAAGGTATTAAGAATGGCCAAGTACAAACTATTGTCGTTCCTAGTAACTTCAATGCTTTGATGATGCAAAAATAATTTGACAAATACCCCTTTCTGGGGTATAATGTTTTATACATAGTAATGTATTCATTGAACAGGAGAACTAAATGAAATTAAGTAAAGAAACAGTCGCCCTATTTAAAAACTTTGCTGGCATTAACAGCAATCTTCTTTTGAAGAGCGGTAGCAAACTCGCCACAATCTCTGGACAGAAGAACGTGATGGCAGATGTAACTGTCACAGAAACCTTCCCAGACTTCGGCATCTATGACCTAAATGAATTTTTGGGTGCAATGTCTTTGTTCGATGATCCAGATCTGGACTTCCAAGACAAGTATGTTTCTATCCGTCAGGGTAGCTCTAACATTAAATTCTATGCAGCTGACGCATCAGTCTTGACTGCACCACAGAAAGCAATCACATTCCCAGACGCAGAAATCAACTTCAATATGTCTGCTGTAATGATGAATATGATTAGCAAAACTGCATCTGTTCTTCGTGCCTCCGACGTATCAATCGTTGGTGATGGTAGCACAATCACTGTAGTTGTTGGTGATAAGAAGAATGCAACTGGTAACTCGTTCAGCGAATCTGTCGGTACAACTGACAAGACATTCAAGGTAAACTTGAAAGTAGAAAACCTGAAGATGCTTCCAGGAGATTATGCAGTCAGTATCTCAAGCAAGAAAATTTCTCGCTTCAAGTCACCATCCACTGACTTGGTTTATTACGTAGCAGTTGAGGCAGATTCTACATTTGAATTTTAATTTTGAGAGACTTATATTATGATTGATTCTCGTGATGAGATGTTCCTGTGGGTGGAGAAATACCGCCCACAAAAGATTGATGATTGTGTACTTCCAGAAACTCTTAAACAAACTTTCCGAGAGTATATTGCTCAAGGAGAGTTGCCTAACTTTTTGTTTGCAGGAACTGCAGGTGTAGGTAAAACTACAATTGCTAAAGCACTTTGTAATGAAATTGGTGCAGAGTATCTAATGATTAACGGCTCGGAAGAATCAGGTATTGATACACTCCGAACTAAGATCAAAGGGTTTGCATCAACTGTGAGTCTAACTGATGCCAAGAAAGTTGTCATCCTAGATGAAGCTGATTACCTGCAAGCCAACTCGACTCAACCAGCACTACGTGCATTCATTGAAGAGTTTGCCAACAACTGCCGATTCATTCTGACTTGTAACTTTAAGAATCGTATCATTGAACCAATCCACAGTCGTTGTGCTGTGATTGAATTCAAGATCGAAAGTAAAGACAAGCAGGAGATCGCAGCTGCATTCTTTAAACGTGCAGTGCAGATTCTTAAGCAAGAGTCCATTGAGTTTGACCCAAAGGTTGTTGCTGAACTTATCACAAAACACTTTCCAGATTATCGTAGGATTCTAAATGAACTCCAACGATATTCAGTATCAGGTAAGATTGATTCTGGTATTCTGGTCAACATGTCTCAGGAATCATTTAAGGGTTTGGTAAAACTTCTTAAAGAAAAAGACTTCACTGAAACACGTAAGTGGGTTGCTAAGAACTCTGATGCCGATACAGTTGCACTCTTCCGAGAATTGTATGATACTGCATCAACTAATATTGACCAAGCAAGTATCCCTCAACTCGTACTAATCCTCGCTGATTATCAGTACAAAGCAGCATTTGTGGCTGACCATGAACTAAATATTATGGCAGCACTGACTGAAATTATGGCTCAGTGTAAATTCAAGTGAGGACGATATGGATATACTTGTACTCTTAGTAGCAATGATTTTATCTATCTGGTTTGGATGGCATATGAGAGAAGTAATTGCAAAACACAAAATGCAAAAACTTCTTGAGTACCATCAACAGATGGAAGAAGATGATGACCTTCCAGATAACTATATTCGGATTGTGATTGAAAAGCACGATGAAACCTTCTTCGTTTATGAAGAAGAGAATAAAACATTCTTGGCTCAGGCTACTTCTAAAGAAGACTTGGACAAATCACTACGTTCAAGATTTCCTGGAAAGTTGTTTGCTGTCAAAGAAGAGAATCTAATCGAAGTCGGTTTCCTATCATGAGCCCATTTGATTTTGTTAATGCAATCAACACTACAAAGAAAGATTTATTTGAAGATCCATTAGCTTCGAAAGATTACTCTGCATTCCTAGTGAATAGAGGGTTGTCATATTTCCCCGATACGATTCTACATGCGAATGAGATGAATCGTAATGCTAGTATCCCAAAGGACTGGCAGTTTTATTTTTTCCTAAATAGTATACCAAAGAAAAAGAGATTCAGTAAGTGGGCTAAGAAAGACACCGAAAGTGAATCGATGGCTCTAGTAAAAGAGTATTTTGGTTACTCATCAGAAAGAGCCAGTGAAGCACTGAGTATTTTATCTGATGACCAAATGACTATGATAAAAGAAAAATTATTTAAAGGTGGAAAATAATGACTGTAGAAATGATTTACTACGACTGGACACCAGAGTCGATGCTTGAAGTGAGTCTGCCAGAGCCAGACAACTTTCTAAAAGTCCGTGAGACTCTTACCCGCATCGGGATCGCTTCCAGAAAAGAAAACAAACTGTATCAATCTTGCCATATTTTACATAAGCAGGGTAGATACTTCATTGTACACTTCAAAGAATTATTTGCATTAGATGGTAAAGAATCAAATATCACTAATGGAGATATCGAGCGCAGAAATGCTATTGCTGGATTGCTTCAGGACTGGGAACTTCTAAAGATTCTAGTTGCTACACAGGCAGAACAGAAAGCATCTTTGTCTCAAATTAAGGTGGTCTCTTACAAAGAAAAAGACCAGTGGGAATTAGTTCCAAAATATAACATAGGAAAGAAATCAAAATGAATATTAAACTTGAATTGAGTGTTGATGAAGTAAATGCTATTCTTCGTTCTTTGGGTAAGCATCCTTTTGAAGAGATCGCTACTCTAATTAATAAAATTAAATCTCAGGGTGAACCACAAGTAGCTGAAATGGCGAAAGCTCAAGAAGCTGCTCCAGCTGCATAAATAAATGTAGAACTACCTAAGAATAATGATTTTCATTAGGTGTTTTCTGTGACAATCTTATAAGTAATAAGTCCACTTGGACAACTTAACTTTAAGGAGATATAAAATGGCTTGGACAACACCAACAGCAACAGATATGCGATTCGGATTCGAAGTAACAATGTACGTAATGAATCGCTAAGAGTCCCACCTTAGGGCTGTTCGTCGCTACGGTATAAGGCGTCCGTGTAATTACACCCTCGACACGAAAGTTCGAGCCAGTATAAGGTAAGCTGGAAAACCGCTATGCCTTCGGGGTAGCATTTTTATTACTCGCTGAAAAGGAGACAATATGTTATCAGCTATTAATCAGTCCATCGATACTATTTGCAGTATCAAAACAAAATTCGTTGACACCTGCGTGGAAAACGAAGAAATTAAATCCCAACTCCAGACTTACATTGATGCTCAGCAATCATTTGCTAAGACAATGGCTAAGACCACTGTAGATTTTTTCACTACAGTTGGCACTTCTGCCCTTGCATTTGATCCACGCCAAGCATTTAAACAATAAGGAGAATAACATGGTTACAAAATTTGTTCCAGAGACATGGGGTGCTCATCTAAAAGACTTTGATAAGTTTTTTGTTGGGTTTGATGATCAGTTCAATCGCATCGCAAAGATGCATGATGATTTGACAAAGAATATTCCTAACTATCCTCCATACAACATTAAGAAAACTGGTGAGAATAATTACCAGATCGAGATGGCTGTTGCTGGATTCGGTAAGCAGGATATTGATATTGAACTTGATGGTGATAAATTGATCATCAAAGGGAACACTACGGAAGATGATTCTGATTACCTATTCAAAGGTATCGCCAATCGTGCTTTCACTCGTTCATTTGCTCTCAACGATCAAGTTGAAGTAAAGGATGCAGAGATGCTCAATGGTATGCTCAAAGTATTCTTGGAAAGAATTATTCCAGAACACAAGAAACCAAAGAAAATCGAAGTGAAAGAGAAGGGTAAGAGAGAACTTCTTAATGAAGAATATGATAAGGTCGCTGAGAGACTATAAACATAAGTGAGAAATAATATGTCTTTAACAATAAAAAATCTTGAGAGTGCATTAGCTGGCGAATCGATGGCTCATATCAAGTATCGATACTTCGCTAGGATTGCAATGGAAGAAGGTTACGAAGATGTTGCAAAACATTTTTGGAAAACTGCCGACCAAGAACTCCAACATGCATGGGGTCATCTTGAATTGTTAATCGGTAAACCATCCACTAAGGAATGTTTACAGAAAGCAATTGATGGAGAGACCTATGAGTTTACTACAATGTATCCTCAGTTTGAAACTGAAGCCATGACAGAAGGTAATCTAGCTGCATCAATGGAAGCTCGTCACCAAATTCTGGAATCAGAAAGACATGCTGCTGAATTCAGTGATTTGTTACGTAAAGCAGAAAAGCGTTTCAATGCTTTGAAGAAAGTTGAAGAACGCCATGCTAATGCATACAAAGATGTACTCGGAGGTCTATGATGGATGAACAACATGTATGTGTAGTTTGTGGGCATGTCCATGATGAAGAACGAGAAGGTAAGTGGGAAGAACTTCCTGCTGACTTTACTTGTCCAGAATGTGGTGTTGGTAAAGACGATTATGAATTGATCTAAATCATACGATAAAAGGGAGACTATTATGGTCTCCCTAAATACTTGTATGATGAAAGCAAAAATAACCCAAAACATGATCTCGTTTATCACTGTAAGACGTGGTGAGTGGATCCTTAAAGTATCTGTGTTTAAGAACAAACAGATAATGGTTCTTGCGCAAAATTTATACGAAGCAGATAAATTTTACATAAGATATTTTGTTGATCAGAATATGGCAGCAGAATTTATTGAACAACTTGTTATAGAGGAATGATATGATTAAAGTATTTAAATTGATTAGTGGTGAAGAAATTATTTCTAAATGTGAAGGTATGGATCAAAATAAAGATTACACACTTGAAAGTCCAGCATCAATTATGATGCAGAGAACTGAGCAGGGTGTTGGAGTTGGCTTGGCTCCATATATGCCATACGCAAGTGGTAAGATCAAACTGCATGCAAATTCAATTGCATCCAGTGCAGACGCTGATCTTAAGATGGAGAACGAATACAATCGTCTCTTTGGCTCAGGTATTCAGATTGCCCCAGCTGGATCTATCGCTGGTCTCTAGCCTCTAAAATCCCCTTATAAATCAACAACTTACAATCCCCTCAGGATTGTAGGGTCATTGCATTTATTTGTTGCCTTTAATTCAGGTTTGCTGTATAATATATCTACAAACTTGAAAAGGAACTTGATTATGAACGTGCTCTATAAAACAAAGACCAAAGCTGAACTGCGTACTGAATCTGAAAAAGCATTGAAGAAATTCCTCAAGACTGGTGGAGACATTCAGATTGTCAAAGCCAGAAAGATTCCTAAGTCAAAAATGACTACAAAAACATCTCGTGGTTTCGTTGCTGGTACTGGTGGTATGTCCACTGGTTTTCCTAGCAAGGCATTCGCCTGATGAAAGCATTCGTTGAGACTACAAAGGACTGGACAACTCCAGTCTCGAATCACATCTATTATTTGTCAGACGACAAACGCAAGATGTATGCATTCTATAACATCGACACACAAACAGTGAAGACGTTTATCAAGCCAATTGGATTCGATCCACGTTATCGTACCTTTAAAGAATTGAAACGCAAATGAACATTAATGAATTCCTGAATGATCTAGCCGACAATCCGTCACGCAACTATAAGATTGAACAGCTGAGTAAGAACTCAAACAACGACACATTGCGAGAAGTCATTCGTCTGGCTCTTGATCCATTCACGCAATTCTATCAACGTAAGATTCCAAAGTATGTTCCAAACACAACTTCTCATGCAGCATCACTGAAGTCCATGTTGCCAGCATTATTTGATTTGCGTGAGCGTGTTATTACTGGCAACGCTGCTATTGACCACTTGACTAACATCCTACAAGCTGTTAGCCCAGATGATGCTAAGGTTCTTGAACGAATTATTGAGAAGGATTTGAAATGTGGCGTCCAAGTATCAACTGCAAACAGCGTGTGGAGTGGCTTGATTCAAGAGTATCCAGTAATGTTGTGCAGCGGATTCGAACAGAAGTTGGTGGACAAAATAAAGTATCCAGCATACGCACAGCTAAAGATGGACGGGATGCGCTTCAACGCTATCGTCAGAAGTGGTAAGGTAGAATTCCGTAGTCGAAATGGTAAAGAGATTCACCTGCTTGGTAATCTTGAGAAAGAGTTTGCTGCACTTGCTGGTGATGTTGACTGTGTATTTGATGGTGAACTACTTGTAATGTTTGAAGGTGACCATCAGTTTGCAGATCGTCAGACTGGTAATGGTATTCTGAACAAAGCAAACAAAGGTACTATTTCAGCAGAACAAGCAGCACTGGTACACGCAACTGTTTGGGATGTTATTCCATACGCATACTTCACTGATGGTTATTGTCCAACTCCATACTCGAAACGATTCTCATCGTTGGAAGTCTTGACTAAGAAACAGAAGTCAGAAGGTAAAAAGATTTGGCTTGTTACTAGCGACATCGTACAGAATCTGGATGAAGCACAGGTGCTCTTTGAAGGATATCTTACCAGTGGTCTTGAAGGAATTATTCTTAAAGATGGTTCAGGTGTTTGGGAAGACAAACGTAGTAAGACGCAAATTAAATTCAAGGGAGAACTTGAGTGCGATCTGAAGATTGTTGCAGTTGAAGAGGGTAAAGGTAAAGCTGTAGGCATGCTTGGTGCAATTGTATGCGAATCAGCAGATGGTATTGTAAAGGTAAATGTTGGATCTGGTTTTACAGATGCACTTCGCAAGCAGTACTGGGGTGAAAATTTAGTTGACAAAATCGTGGCAGTGAAGTATAATGCTAGGATCAAGAACAAAACTGGAGAAGAATCTTTATTCCTCCCAGTGTTCATTGAAATTCGTGATGATAAAGATGTTGCAGATAATTCAAAGGTGATAAAATGAAAGTAGTGATCAATCGTTGTTATGGTGGCTTTGGTTTGAGCCATGAAGCTGTTATGCGATACTTTGAGATCAAAGGTATCACTGTATATCCAGAAC